GGAAATCCTATATCGGCACCCATGGCCACACCATCACCACGGGTGGACTATGGCCGCGTCGGTGGTGACGATTTCCACGCCATGATCCGCGCCAATGAGGTGCGCCCTGACGGTGGCCCGCTGGGGGAAGACTTCGACTCAGCCCGCACCCGCGAAAAGATCGCCGCCGCCAACCTGGCCGAAATGGAAGAAGCCGCTTTGCGTGGCACCTACTTGGTCAAAGACGACTTCGAGCGCCACCTGTTCAACGCGGGCCGCATGCTGCGCGACACCCTGACCAACTGTGCCCGGCGCATTGGCGCCGAGGTCTCTGGCCTGACCACTGCCGAAACATGTGAAGCCGTGATTGACCGCGAACACCGCGCCGCGCTGGCCAGCTTCGCCCAGCAGCTGCGCCACATGCTGAAGATTGAAATTGAAAACAACCCGCTGAACGCACCCATGGGCCAAGCCGAATGACCCTCACCCCGCTCACCTCCCTAGCCTCCAGCCTGGACCCAGACCCAGACCTGCCGGTGGATGTGTGGGCGGACACTTACCAGGTCATCCCGAAGGACTCAGGCGCCAACGAGTACGGCAAGTTCCGCACCAGCCGCACGCCGCATGCCCGGGCCGTGATGCAGGCCCTGTCTGACCACCACCCCTGCAAGCGCGTGGTCCTAATGGGTGCCAGCCAGATGCTCAAGACCCAGACCGGCCTGAATTGGCTGATGGCCAGCATCCACCAAAGCCCGGCCAACTTCCTGTGGATCCTGCCCACCGGCAAACTGGCTAAACGGGCCAGCACCCGCATTGCCAAGAACATCGCCGCCGTGCCCGAGGTGGCCGAGCGCGTGGCAGCCCCGCGCAGCCGTGATTCGGTCAACACGCTGGAGACCAAGGAATACATTGGCGGCAGCCTGTTCATCGTCACCGCAGGCGCCGCCGCCAACCTGTCCGAAGTGCCGGCACGCCGCGTGCTGTTTGACGAAGTGGACCGGGCCGAGCTCAATGTGAACGGGGAGGGCGACCCGGTGGCCCTGGCTGAAGCCCGCCAAACCACCTTTGAGCGCAACCGAAAGAGCTACTTTCCGAGTAGCCCCACCATCAAAGACGAATCGATTGTGGAGCGCCTGTACCTGCGCGGCACCCAGCGCCAAGCCCTGGCCGATTGCTTGCACTGTGGTGAACCGCAAACCCTTGAGTTTGAGCGCCTGATGATGACCGAAGACGGGCAGGGCGCCTTGTACCCATGTATGCACTGCGGTGGCATCCACACCGAGAGCGACAAGCCCCGCATGTTCGCCCGTGGTGCCTGGACCGATGGCGTCGGTGGTGACGGTGAAACCGAATCCTTCACCATCAGCGGCATGTTCCTGCCCTACGGCTGGTTGCCATGGGTGGCCCTGATGCGCGAGTACAGCAAAGCCAAGGCCAAGCTGGACGAGGGCAGCGAAGAAGCCATGATCGCCTTCTACAACACCCGCCTGGCCAGATCATGGGAGCGCCAGAAAGAGCAAACCAAGGCCGAAGAACTCATGGCCCGCGCCGAAGCCTACCGCCTGGGCACCGTGCCCGCCGCCGCGCTGGTGCTTACCGCCTCCGTGGATACGCAGGCCGACCGCCTGGAGATGTTGGTGGTGGCCTGGGGCCGTGGCCTGGAATCGTGGGTGATTGACTACCAGGTGATCCGTGGCGACCCGGCAGACCTGCAAACCTGGGCCGCGCTGGACGCCAAGCTGCAAACCCGCTACCCGCACGCCTTTGGCCAGATGCTGCCCATCAAGGCCGCGTTTGTGGACTCGGGCGGCAGCGCCACGCAAGAGGTCTACAACTACACCCGCAACAAACGGCACCGCCACATTTACAGCATCAAGGGTGCCAGCCGCCCAGGGCGCCCGATTCTCAGCAGCAAACCCAGCACCGTGGAGGTGCGCTGGAATGGCCGGGTGGAGCCGCACGGCGCCCAGCTCTGGTTTGTGGGCACCGACACCGCCAAGGATTATTTGGCCAACCGGTGGCGGGTGAAGCAAGGCGTGGGACAGATCCACTTCAGCAGCGACCTGACCGATGATTTTTACCGCCAGATCACCGCCGAATACCGCGTGACCCTGTGGAAGCATGGCCACCGGCAAAGCCGCTGGGAGAAAAAGCAGGCCGACCGCAACGAGGTGCTTGACCTGTTTGTGTACAACACCGCCGCCGCCCATTACCTGGGCCTGCACAAGCTGACCGAGCCGCACTGGGACAAGCTGGCCAGCGCCCTGAACCCGGATCAGATCAGCCTGTTTGCCAGCGAGACCCCGGTGATCGACGCGGTGGTGTCACCGGACGCGCCCCAGCCCATCCAGACCCTTGAAGACCAGACACCCCCGAAGGAAAAAAGCGTGCACCTGAACCAGCAAATCAAACCCCTGCCTTCCAAGCGCCCCAAGTCCACGTTTGTCAAAGGCTGGAAATAGCCCATGCCCACCCGCAAAACCCCCCACGAAAGGCTCAAGATGATCATCCGCGAAATTGCCATCAGCTTTGCCCGCGCCACCGGCGCAGACCACCCGACGCCTGCACAGATTCGCACCGTGGAGCTGGAAATCTCGCAGCACTTTGGCGGTGAGCGCCTGTATGTGCCCGCCCACCCCAAGGCGCGGCGCCAGGCCAGTGTGGCCGCCATGCTCAAAGACGCCAGCCGCACCCAACGCGACATGGCGCGCGCCATTGGCATGAGTGAGCGCACCGTGCGCCGGGCCATGAACGGCAAGTAGACCGCGCGCCAAAACCGGACACTTTTTGCCTTAACACACCGCGCGCTTGCGCCCATCATGCGGCCTACTCCCCAAAGGCTGCACGCATGGCAACAACGCCCACCACCGAACCCACCAGCATCACCGCAGGCGACACGCTGACCTGGAAAAAGTCGCTGGCAGACTACCCTGCGCCCACCTGGGTGCTGAAGTACCGCCTGATCAACGCCACCGCCAAGATTGATATCACCGCCGCTGCATCCGGCGCCGACCACCTGGTCAGTGTGCTGGCTGCCACCACTGCCGCCTATGCCGCTGGCAGCTACGCCATGACCGCCTGGGTGGAAACCGCCACAGAACGCGCCACCGTGGCCAGCGGCACCCTTGTGGTCAAGCCCAACCTGGCCATCCAAACCGTTTATGACGCCCGCAGCGACGCGGCCATCATCGTTGACCAGCTCATGGCCGCGTACAAAACCTACACCGCCAGCCAGGGCAATGTGGCCGAGTACGAAATTGCCGGGCGCCGCATGAAGTACCGCAGCAGCGCCGAAATCCTTGACCAGCTCAACCACTGGAAATCCATCCTCGCCGCTGAAAAACGCGCCGAGCGCATCGCCTCCGGCCTGCAGGCTGGAAACAAAATACTAGTAAGGTTCTAACCCATGGGCATCCTTGACCGGATTTTTAAACGATCCGCGCCCCCACCGGCGCCAAAGACCCGCCGCGCTGACGCCAACATCCGCGCCACCCGCAACTTTGAGGCCGCCATGACCGACCGCCTCAACGCCAGCTGGAACAGCCCCGCACTCACCGCCAATGAGGAAGTGGCCGGCGCACTGGAAACCACCCGCAACCGCGCCCGCAGCCTGGCCAAAGACAACGAATTTGCGCACAAGTACCTGGCCATGGTGGTCGCCAACGTGGTCGGCCCCAGTGGTTTCGCGCTGCAAGCCCTGGCCAAAGAGGGCGACACCCCTGACACCCTGGCGCGCAAGCTGATTGAAAAAGCCTTCACCGACTGGCAGCGCCGTGGCGTGTGTGAGCTATCCGGGCGCCTGAGCTTTGCCGACGTGCAGCGCCAGGTGATCGAGACCTGGGCGCGCGACGGCGAGGCCCTGCTGGTGCAAGTCACCGGCAAGGACGCGGGCAACGCCCACGGCTACGCCTTGCGCCTGCTGGAAGTAGAACGCCTGCCGGTGCAATACAGCAAAGACCTGAAAGACGGCAACCAGGCCGTGATGGGTGTGGAGGTAAACGCCTTCAACCGCCCGGTGGCCTACTGGCTCAACCTGGGCCGCCTGAGCACCAGCCACACCCAGGCCAACCTGACCCGGCTGGACGCTGGCCAAGTGCTGCACATCTTCAAGCCCTACCGCCCCGAGCAAGTGCGCGGCATGCCCAGCATGCACACCGTCATTGCCGGGCTAAAGATGCTGGACGGCTACGAAGAAGCAGCCATAGTGGCCGCGCGTGTAGGTGCCAGCAAGATGGGCTTCTTCACCACCCCCGACGGCGACAGCTCCCCGCTGGGCACCGACCAGGACGACGAAGGCAACTACATCACCGACGCCGACCCCGGCAGCTTCCAGACCCTACCCAAGGGCGTCACCTTCCAGGACTGGAACCCAGACTACCCCCACGCCAACTACCAGGCGTTTATGAAGACGCGCCTGCGCAGTATTGCCAGCGGCCTGGGCGTCACCTACCACGGCCTAGCCAATGACCTGGAAGGCGTCAACTTCTCCAGCATCCGCAGCGGCACGCTGGAAGAGCGCGACGCCTGGATGGTGCTGCAAAACTGGTTTGTTGAGGCCTTCTTGCGCCCCGTGTTCCGCGAATGGCTCACCTGGTCGTTGACCAGCGGCGCCATTGCCTTCAGCAGCGGCACCAAGCTACCCATTGCCAAATATGAAAAGTTTGCCGAGCACACCTGGCTGGGCCGCCGCTGGGGCTGGGTTGACCCGCTCAAAGACATCGAGGCCGCGCGCCTGTCCATCAAGTCAGGCATTGCCAGCCCGCAAATGATTGCCGCTCAGGCCGGTGTGGACATTGAAGACGTGATCGCAGCCATTGCCGAGTTTGAGCAGCAGGTGGCCACCAGCGGCATCACCCTGATCAACTTCGAGAGCAACCCGCAAGGCCAAAGCGCAGTGGAAGAAGCCGCCGGACCGCCCGAAAAAACAACACCCTGAACCGGACACTTTTTGCCTTAACACACCGCGCCAAACCGCCCATCATCACCCCCAGAAAGCATACCCACCATGACCACACCACGCACCATCAAAACCGGCACACTGCAGCGCACCGCCACGTTTGCCCGTGCCGATGCTGACGACGCCGCGCGCACCGTGCCTCTGGCGTTTTCCAGCGAGACCCCGGTTGACCGCTGGTTTGGCGCCGAAATACTTGACCACGCAGCCAGCAGCGTGCGCCTTGGCCGCCTGGCCAACGCCGGGCCGCTGCTGGTTGACCACGATCACACCCGCCAGATTGGCGTCATTGAGCAAATCACCCTTGGCACAGATCGCGTCGGACGCGCACTGGTGCGCTTTGGAAAAAGCGCAGCCGCCGAAGAGATTTATCAAGACGTCAAAGATGGCATCCGCCAGCACGTCAGCGTGGGCTACCGCGTCCACAAGATGGTGCTGGAAAGCAAGCAGGGCGACGCCGAGAGCTACCGCGCAACCGACTGGGAGCCGCTGGAAATCTCTATGGTCTCCGTGCCTGCTGACGCCAGCGTCGGCGTGGGCCGCGCAGCTGCCCCGCAAGACGCGCAAGCGTTTGAAACCTTGATAGAAGGCGACGCGACCCGCGCCGCCGAACCCACCACCATTGCCCCCACCCCGAAGGAACCCACCATGACCGCACCCGATACACAAGCCATTGAGTTGGCCGCCCGCACTGACGCCGCCAAAAACGAGCGCAGCCGCACCAACGAAATCGCCGCACTCGGTGAAGCCCACGCCAAGCGCGGTGGCGACAAACTCGCCATGCAATACATCCGCGAAGGCAAGACCGTGGAAGACTTCCGCGCCGCCCTGCTGGACGCTGCCGCCAAAGAGCCACAGACCGACACGGTGCAGCTCAGTGCCCGCGAAGCCAAAGACTACTCTTATGTGCGCGCCATCGCCGCCGCCCTGGGCCGCGCCGAAGGCCAGAACGTCAGTGGCTTTGAAGTGGACATCAGCCAGGACATCGAGCGCGGCATGCCCGCCAACGTCAAACGCAACGGCGGCATTTTTGTGCCCCTGAGCCTGCAGCGCGCGGCCATTGCCGAGTCGCTTTACAACACCAGCGGCAAGGGTGCATCCACCGTGTTCACGCAAGCCGGTGACTTCATCGAAATGCTGCGCAACGCCTCTGTGGCTGTGGGCCTGGGTGCCCGCGTCATGAACGGCCTGACCGGCCCGGTCAGCTTCCCCAAGCAAACCGGCGGCGCCTCTGCCTACTGGATGGCTGAAAACGACGGCACCAACGTGACCGCCAGCAACGCCGCGCTCGGTGCGGTCTCGCTTTCGCCAAAAACCTTGCAGGGCACCACGGCATTCTCCCGCCAGTTGATGGCCCAGTCCAGCCTGGACGTGGAAGCCTTCATCCGTCAAGACCTGGCCGCCGCCCACGCGCTGGCCTGGGACTTGGCTGTGCTGCACGGCACGGGCAACAGCAACCAGCCCAGCGGCATTTATGTCGCGTCGGATGTGAACAGCGTGGCCTTTGGTGGTGTGCCCACTTACGCGCTGCTGATCGACATGATCACCGAGGTGTTGAAAGACAACGCCCTGGGCGGCTCGCTGGCCTTTGCCACAACCCCCGGCCTGGCTGGCAAGATGGCCAAAACGGTCATTGCCGCCAACACCGACACCCGCATGCTGTGGGACGGCAAGCTCAACGAGGGCATGGTGGCAGGCTACCGCGCCATTGCCTCCAACCAGGTGTCAGCCGTGCTGGGCGGCGGCGCCGAGCAGGGCCTGATCTTCGGCAACTGGGCCGACGTCATGATTGGCAACTTCGGCTCCATGGAGCTGGTGGTTGACCCGTATGCACTCAAGAAGCAGGGCATGATCGAAGTGACCAGCTTCCAGTTGTGCGACATCGCGCTGCGCCGGGGCCAGTCCTTCACCAAGGCCACGGGCGTCACCCTGAGCTGATAGAGCGCCGCCATGAAGATCACCTTCACGCGCGGCACTGCGCTGGGCGGCATCGGCAACGATTGCTACCCCGGCGACGTGCGCGACCTGCCCGACGCCCAAGCCCAGAGCCTGATCGCTCAGGGCCGGGCTGTGGCGGGTGACTCCTCCCCCAAAAAGCCCAGCGCCAAACCAGCGGCCAAAGCCGCCCCGGCCACGCCTGCGGCCACACCTGAAAGCACATGATGGACATCATTGGCAACTCCACACTCACCACGCTGCAGGCCCCAGCCAGCATCAGCGCCGACGGCAACACCGCCGGCATTGACGCGCGCTCACTGGCAGGGCAGGGCGGTTTGATTCTGACCGGCTACGCCACCGCAGGCACCCTGCCCACGCTGGCCGTTAAATTGCAAGCCGCGCCTGACGGCGACGTGGTCACCAGCGTGACCCCCGGCACCAACACCGGCACCGGCCGCTGCACCCAGGTGTATGGCGGCCCGGACGCGGTGGCCGAGACCATCACCGTCACGCTGTCCAACGCCACCACCGCCACTGTGGTCGGCAGTGTCACCGGCCCGCTGGCTGACGCCACTGTGGGCACACTGTACCAAAGCGCCAAGGTCGAATTCATGCTGACCGCCGGCGGCACCGCGTTTGCAACCGCCGACACCTTTGTCATCATCACCACGGCGCGCACCTATGCCGATGTGGGCGGTGGTGCCTTTGCGGCCCTGACCACGCTGCGCAGCATCCAGAAAATTGGCGTCAACTTTGACCAGGTCAACCGCTTCTTGCGGCTGAACTATGACATCGGCGGCACCGTCAGCCCGGCCTACGCCGTGGCTGTGGCGGCCATCAGCGCAGTGCAGTAAATCATGCTCACCGAAAACTTCAGCGCATTCATGAATACCGCCGAATTTGCCACCTCGGTCACGCTCAACAGCGTGTCAGTGCCGGCCATTTTCGACGCGGCATTTGCGCTGGGGTCGGTCGGTGCGTATGGCATGGCCAGCACGCAGCCTTCTCTGACGTTGGCCACGGCCAGTGTGCCAGCCTCACCCGTGGGCAAAACCGCCGTGGTGAACGGCACCAGCTACCAGGTGGTGGCGCACGAGCCTGACGGCACCGGCGTGAGTCGGCTGCTGCTGGAGACCGCATGAGCGCGTTTGCCAGCATCCAGGCGGCCATCATCGCCGCGCTGTCTGCGGCCACCGCCCTGGCTGGCGGGCGCATTTATGCCAACCGGCTGCGCCCCATTGCCGACGGCACGGCCACGGCCATTGTGGTGCGGCTGGAGCAAGCCAGCGGCACCGAGATGGTCATTGGCACCGTGGACTGGCAGAGCAGCTTTACCGTGGAATGTTTCGCCCGCGCCGCCACCGGCACAGATCCCGCTGCCGCCGTTGACACCCTGCTGAGTGATGTGTGGGCGCGCCTGGGTGTGCTGGACTTCGCCACGCTGGGTGCCATGGTCACGCTGGACCCGCGCATCGACTGGCAATACGACGAGCTAGACACCCCCATGGTGTGTGCCGTGCTGCGCCTGAACGCCCAGCACCGCACCACCAACTCAACTTTGACCGCGTAAGGACACCTATGGCCACCAAAGACACCACCCCCACCGCAACGCCCGAGAACACCCCCATCCCGGGCGGTGGCCGCTGGCGTTGGGACGCCGCCCTGCCTGGCTGGGCCGAAGTCCTGGAAGACCCCGCACCTGTACCCCAACCTGCCGCACCCGCGCCCACCTCACCCCTTGAATTGAAAGAGTAAACACCATGGCACGCATCGCAAAGAAAACCGTCGTCCTCGTTAAAGTCGAAGTCACCTCCGGCACCGATTCCGGCCCCACGGGCGCGGCCAACGCCATCCAGGTGATGGACCTCAACATCACCCCGCTGGACGCCAGCAACATCGACACCAACCCCATCACCAGCTACTTTGGCGGCGGTGTGCAGTTGGTGGGCACAGCCTCGGTCAAGTGCTCATTCAGCGTGCTGCTGGCCGGTGCCGGCACGGCCGCCACGGCGCCTGCCTGGGGCGCCTTGATGCTGGCCTGCGGCAACGCGGAAACCACAGGGCTGCTCACACCCAATCGCGTCGAATACCTGCCTGCCACCGACTCACTCAAGACGGTCACCATTTACTGGTACGACGACGGCCTGCTGCACAAGCTGCTGGGTACCTTTGGCAACGTCAAGCTCTCGGCCAAGTCTGGCGAAGCACCCAAGCTGACCTTTGATTTTGTCGGCCTCGATGGTGGTGTCTCGGCCACAGCCAACGCCACGGCCGTGCTGACCGGCTGGAAAGTCCCGGTAGGCGTGACCAAGGCCAATGTCACCGACATCAACCTGGGCGGCACCTATGCGGCTGGCGTCATCACCGGCGGCACGGCCTACAACTCCACCGGCCTCACGCTCGACTGGGGCAACAGCATCAGCTTTGCGCCCATGCTCACCACCGAGCAGGTGGTGTTTGCCGACCGCAACATGACCGGCAGCGTCAGCCTGGACCTGACCGCTGCACAAGAGGTCACGCAAATGGCCGCCGTCAAGGCCAACACCCTGACCAGTGTGGGTTTTGTGCTTGGCACCACCACCGGCAACAAGATCATGCTGCACCTACCCAGCGTGCAACTGATCAACCCGAAGAAAGAGGAATTCAACGGCATGCGCCTGATCGGCTTCGACATGCGTGTGCTGCCGGTGACCGGCAACGACGAAGTGCGCATCGTCAGCCTGTAAAAGTTTTGACGCGGCAGCGGGCGCCAAAAGCGCCTTACGTTTGCCTGAGCGGTTGCCGCGTCACCCGGTTTGCATCAGGCGCTTTTTTAATCAGGCCATCAGGCAAAGGAAATCACCCATATGTACGCCATCAGCATTGAAGACATCGTGTCCGTCCCGGTCAAGTTCACCATGCGTGAGCGGGCGGTGGATAAGCTGTTCAGCTTCACGCTCACAGCCAAGCGCAAGACGCAAGAAGAAATTGAAGATCAGCCAGAGCTGTCCGTAAAAGACTTTCTGCTGGACGCAGTGACCGATTGGTCAGGCCAGCGCCTGGTCATCACCGACAACAAAGAGCCCGCCGCATTCAGCCGCGAAGCCTTTGAGTACATGCTTAAACAGCCCGGCCTGCTCGGCATCGTGTGGGCCGCTTACACCCGCGCCTGCGGCGGTAAGGAAAAAAACTAGCGCAGGTCGCTCGCCTATGGGCAAGCGGCCAGATTGAAACCCACCATGACCACCACAGCGACCAGGACAGCACAGACGCGATGGCCGCTTTTGGTCTTGTGGAAGACGCTGCCACCACTGACACTGCCGCTGCAGGCGATGTGGTTTACCTATGGCCGTGCAATGTGCGCGTGTGGGGCATCTGGCAGCGCATCCAGACCCAGTGGCGCAGTGGCATGGGTGGGCGTGAAGGGCTGGACTACCACGGTGTATGCGCGTATCTGCGCGAGGTTGAGCGCATCAAGCCCCGCCGCTTCGCAGACGCCTTCAAGTGTCTTCAGGCCATGGAATTCGCCGCGCTCGATGAGTGGGCAAAACAACGTAAAACCGAGGGCTGACCATGGCCAATGATGTCAAATTTCGCCTATCGGTAGATGGTGCAAATACTGTACTGAGCAGCTTAGACAGAATCCGCAGCTCGATGCTTGGTGTCACTGGTGCATCTTCCCTGCTATCCACAGCCATAAAGACGTTCGCGCCAACCCTGGCGGCCAGCGCCATGGTGGCATGGGCCAAATCCACAATAGATGCCGCTGATGCCATGAACGACATGAGCCAGCGCGTTGGCATAGCCGTCAAAGACCTGGCAAAGTATGACCTGGCCGCAAGCCAGTCAGGCACCACCATGGAGTCACTGTCAAAAGGCATCAAGGGGCTTGCGGGAAACCTGGTAGAACATGGCGCAGCGCTTAAAAAGGCGGGTATAGATACTAGCAACGCGGACAAGGCGATGCAGCAACTGGCAGACGTATTTGCCAGCATGCCAGATGGCGTTGAAAAAACCAACCTGGCCGTGAAGCTGTTCGGCAAGTCTGGCATGGAAATGATACCCATGCTAAACCTGGGCAGTGCTGGCCTGCAAACTGCTGCTGAAAAATCTGCCGCCTACGCCGCCCAGATGGAAGCCATGGCACCCCTGGCCGACGCATTTAATGACAATATGGCGCAAATGTCGCTGAATGGCAAATCTGTCGGCATGACCATGCTGAACGAGCTTATGCCATCACTGGTAAAAGTATCAGACGCCTTGAGTGCCGCCGATTTAAACGGGTCAAGCCTGGCCTCGTTGTTTGGTAAAGGCTTGCGTGCGGCGTTCGAGACCGTCGTGCTTATTGCCTCTGACGTAGCATTTGTGTTCAGCGGTATTGGCCGCGAGTTGGGGGCTATTGCCGCGCAAGTAGTTGCCGCAGCCAGCGGCGATTGGGCCGCCTTTACCGCCATAGGCGACGCCGTAAAAGCAGACGCTGATAAAGCCCGCGCCGAGCTTGACCGCTTCCAGGCCGATCTGGTAAACCATGGCGTGAAGGCCCAAACCTCATACAACAAGCGCCAAGGCTTTGGCGAAGAATACAAACCAACCGCATCAGCCCGCGCCATATCGTCTGCCCTGGGCGCTGATAAGTCAGCCGCCGATGCAGCAAAGGCTGCCAATGCTCTTTTAAAAGAACGCATTGACATCGCCAAAGAAAACACCAAAGCAGTAGATGCCCTGTTCGACGCGCAAGAAAAGCTGCGCCTGAGTAACGAAGACAGCATAAAAACTGCCCGCACCACGCTGGAGCAGATCGAGTTCGAGACCGCGCTGCTGACCATGAACACCGAGCAGCGCGCCCTGGCCAACCTGGAGCGCGAGCTGGAGCGCGAAGGCATCGTCAAAGGCACGCTGGCCTATGACGCCTACATCGTCAAACTGCGCGAGGCCATGGCCATCAAGACCGGCAAAGAGGCCGGCATCAAGGCCGCTGACGACATGCGCGAGGCGCAGAAAAAAGCCGCCGAGGAATCCAGCAAATACTGGGAAGACGCCCTGATGCGCGCCTTCGAGTCCGGCAAGGGCTTTTTTGAGAGCTTATGGGACACCATCAAAAACACCCTCAAAACGCAGGTGCTCAAGGTGTCAGTGCAGGGCGTCATGGGCACACTTGGCATTGGCGCATCGGGTGCGGCCATGGCGGGCGGGGCAAGCGGAGGCCTGTCGGTCTCAAGCGTATTGGGCGATATGGCCACAAAGTACGGCATAGAGAGCACGCTAACTAGCGCGTTCCCAGGCGTAACGTCAGTAGTCACCACATTTGGCAATTCAGCATTGGCTGGAATCCAGAGCATGGTTGGCATGACTGGAACGGCCGCACAAGCCGCCACTGCCGCAGCCAATGGGATTGCAGCAGGCGCACAACTTGCAGCAGGGCAAGCCGCCACAGGTTCGGCAGCGGCCGGTGCCGGTGCGTCGCTTGCATCTGCCGTGCCTTACGTTGCGGCAGCCCTGGTCATTGGCAATGCCTTGGGCCTATTTAAGCAAACCAGCCGAACCGATGGCGGCGTCAGCTCAACATTAGGGTCAAGCTCATCGTTGCAAACATATGACGTGATGCGCACCGACGGATCTCTTTTTAGCGGCCCAAGCTACCGAGACCGCTACAACGCAGTAGACACCGTCGCCAGCAAAGCACTCAGCGACCAAGTTTCGCTGATCAAAACCGGCGCCATTGAGGCTGGCAAAGGCTTAGGGTTGGTGGCCAATGACATCAGCAACTTCACCACATCGCTCAACTTCAGAACTAATGGGTTAAGCGCAGAAGCCATCCAGGCAAAGATCGATGCGGGCATTGCAGCATTTGCAGAGGGCGCTATATCGGCAGCCTATGGTTCTGCGCTTGATGCTTACAAGCGCGAGGGAGAAGCTGCCAGCGCCACCCTGGGCCGCCTCTCCACCAGCCTGCAGTCTGCCAACCAGTGGCTGGGCACGCTGGACCACACCCTGCTGGCCGTGAGTCTGACCGGCGGCGACGCCGCCAGCAAACTGGCCGACGCCTTTGGTGGCCTGGAAGCCATGGCCACCGCCAGCAAGGCGTATTACGACATATTTTGGACTGATGCCGAGCGCCTGAACGACACCGCCATCAACGTGGCCAAGGGCCTGGCGCTGGTGGGGCAGGCCATGCCCGCCACCAAAGACACCTTCCGCGAGGTGGTCACCGCGCTCGACCTCACCACCGACGCGGGCCGCAACACCTACGCCGTCATGCTGGCCCTGGCGCCAGAATTTGCCCAGGTGGCTGATGCGGCAGAAGCTGCCCGCCAGGCCACGCAAGACATGAGTGACGCCATGAGCAAGACTGTGGCCAGCGCCTTTAGCGAGCTGCGCGACCTGGTACAAGCCGCCGAAGGCGACCTGGTGGACGCCTTCAACAGCGCCGCCAGCGCCCTGGCCGACACCGCCAGCCGCTTTGCCAGCATCCAGGACATTTTCAAAGGCTTTGCGCAAAGCCTGGCCGGTGCCACGGGCGCTGGGCAGTCGCTGGCTTACCTGCGCGGCGAATTCACCCGCCTGTCCGACCTGGCCCGCCTGGGTGACGCCAGCGCCGCCAGCAGCGCCGTGGGTGTGGGCGACCAGCTGGCGGCCAAGATCATTGCCACCTCGGGCAGCCGCAGCCAGGCCGACCTGCAACTGGCGCGCCTGGCAGCACAGGCCACCGCCACCGCCAGCATTGCCGAACAGCAAAAAACCATCGCCCAGCAGCAGCTCGACACCTTGAAAGAAGTGGTGGGCAAATTGGTGGATGTGGAAGGCAAAACCCTGTCGGTCGAAGAAGCCATGAACACCCTGCGCGTGCTGCAGTCGGTGGAAAACACCAGCATCGCCGCCGCCATTGCGGGCGGTTTTGGCAACCTGCTGACATCGGGCAGCCTGAATCTGGATGGCGTGGCCAAAAGCACCGCCGCCATTGCCAAAGGCAACGAGCTGGCCGCTTCCATTCTGAGTGGCATCAACACCATGGCCGGCATCCAGCAGGCGCAAGAGGCCGAGCGCCTGGCCATTGCCAAAGCCGCCGAGGACGAGCGCATTCGCCAGGGCAAAATTTCTGCACTGAATCAAACCGGCCTGTCGACAGCGCAGGCTTACCAGTCGGTGGCCACCAGCCAACAAACCGCCGTGGGTGGTGTGAAGGCATCCATCAACGACATCTGGTCACTGGCATCAGCCTACGGCCTGACGCTGCAAGCGCAAGCTGGGCAAACTGGCAACACCGCCCAGTTTGGTGTGGATGAGTCCGGCCAGTTTTCAGCCACCTACAACCAGATCAGCGGCAACGCAGCCAATTTTGCTGCTTTTAAGAGCGCGTTTTACGCCGTTGGTGGCGTTTATGACCGCACTTATGGCCAAGCCAGCATCCTGGCCGCGTTGGCCGGCCAGGTCACCACCGCCAGCGCCGAGCTGGAACGCCAGCGCCAACTGGTGCGCGACCTGGGTGGCACCCCCGCCTTTGCCGGCGGCGGCACATTTGCCGGCGGCCTGCGCATTGTGGGTGAGCACGGCCCCGAACTGGAGGCCACTGGCCCGAGCCGCATTTTCAACGCCGACCAGACGCGCGGCCTGCTGGCTGGTGGCAGTACCCGCCTGGAGGCCCTGGTGCAGCGCCTCACGCAAGAGGTCGAAGGCCTGCGCGCCGAGGCCCGCGCCACAGCCAGCAACACCAACAAAACCGCCAAGATTCTGGGCCGCGTCACACAAGACGGCGAGTCCATCACAACCACGGTACTCGCATGA